GTGGGTAGAGGGACTCTAGGCACAAGGGAGTCCACCAATCCACCCTCTTGATACTTCTTCACCAATCCGCCTTGCGCGGCAAGACGACGTGGACGACGAATATCTCCGATAAAGCTACGCCGTTCTGGGTCAAACCCCGCTCTGAAATTAGCCGGGGCTGGCCCAGCTAAAGTACGCAAGGTGGGAAACTGTTCCGGGATGTCCACTCTATCTTTAGTCGTATCAATGATTGCCGCCTGTTGTGGTGTGACGCCTAACTGACCGCTCACACCACCAAGTCCCGTACCCACGGCTCCCGCGCCCAGTGCAAGGCCGGTGTAATTTGGAGCCAGGTCAAAGGCTTTTGAAGCAAAATCACCTATACCCTGTTCTCCGATAGCACTGCCGATACCAGAGAGACTTTCGGTGAATGTTGGTGTGATACCGGCTTCAGCTAATCCTTTTGCACCTAAATGTTCAGTAATAACAGCGGCTCTGCTGGGGCCGTATGCACCAGCACCTGCCGTCAACCCACCAAATTCTGCCTCAATCCCCTCTAAAGGAACAATAGCATCTCCAGCCGCCTGTTCGGCTCCTTGGAACATCCCACCAAGGCCATAACTAAGCGCACCGGTGGTAAGACCACCCAAAGCCGCCCTGCCAAGATCGTCACCTTGAACTAGATGCCCACCAAATGAACCAAGCCCCGCTCCTAAAGCTGTCGCACCAAGAGTAGACATATAGGTACCGAACAGACCTGGCCCTAAGTAGCCACCCGCAAGCCCTGCCAAGAGCGGCAGGAACGCTTCCGGTTGCCCTGTCTCCGGGTTGATCGTCAACCCCGTGGGGGAGTTTTCGTGCATTAACTGAACCTCAATCGGGTTCATATGCACCAGCATCGTGTCGCCGTACCGGCCCTTTGATGCTATTTCAGAAGCCCTAGTTTTGCTCATGCTGCGTTTGCCCTCGTCATAAAGTCTCTTTGCGGCCTTGTCGGATAATTGTTTGTGGCGATCTTTTGATCTCCGCATCGCCCCCTTTGGGTCAACGTATCTTTTATCAACATATTTTTGACTTTCGGCGGCGGCTTTTGGACCCCCCATCTGAATATCCTGATAACGCATGATGGCCTCCTCAGCACTCCTGTCAATATTATGCGGCTTAAAATTAGCCAAAGCCGCAATTCCGGCATGACCGTACTCATGGGCCATATCACTTCTAGTTAGCGCGGGGCCGCGCCTCACCATATTCCCAACCGAGAGAACAACTGAAGGCTTATCAAAATCAACGGGACTACCGCCAACATGGCCCGCCCCCACAAGTTCTTCCTTGCTGAACCCAGCCGGGTCAAATTTCGCCTGTTTTAACGGGTTCTTAAACAACGTAGTCATCTGTTCGACGCCCACACGGTCCAACCCCAGCGCCACCAACGGGTTGTTCTCCACAGAACGTAAGATACCTTGTTCCAACTCGTCATTAAGTTGACGTATCGCGCTACCCTTGGGTGATGTGTACTTTTCAGCCATGCTTAACCCTACGGAGTGCTAACCGTGACGGACCCAACCGCCGACGTACCCACGAAACTCGCGGCGAATGCCTCTCCTGACCGGACAATCTTTAATATACCACCATCTTCAAACACATCACCAATCCTTAAATTGGCACCATGCCCCTGAAGGCTTGTGAGCGTGATTTCGGAGAATTCCTTCTGTCTGGTGCTTTCTATGACATCAAAAGCCGTCTCCAGGGCGTCCACAAGCTGATCCACGTATCGTTGATCCATATTCCCGCCCGTGGGACGGGGAAACCGTGGGATCGGGATGGAAACCAATTTATCACGATGGCTCATTGTCTGCCGTCCGGTCTGACTTCAAGCCTCGGTGTGCCGTCGCGCCAGAATATCTCTGTCCCACTGTTTTCGATGCGGTATCTTAAAGCCCGCCCCCGCACACGTATGTGGGCCTGTTCGGTGTATTCCTCGACGGATGTCCCTATAACCTCCGTCCCGGTCCTCGTAATGGTACTGGCGTCATCCGTGCCTTCCGCTTGGCCTGGATAATCCCTCGGCGTAATCGTTATGACCACTGCCGGGCTTGTGGCGGTGGAATTGCCGAAGGTGACATCAGGGATAAGCCGCCTGACAAAGGCGTACTGGTAACCGTCGCCGGGGATGGCTTCAAAGATCGAACTCTCTGCGTGAGCCGATACGGCGCTGAATGGGGTGGTTGAGCCGTCGTCATGGCCTAGTTCATGATGATAGAGATTGCCGTCTGTGTATGCGGCGACGGGATATTCCGTGAATGCCACCCGGTCAATCCATGCCGTGCGGACCAACGTGCCGTTATACCAGATGTTCTGGGCGTAATTGAAGACCACGTAGCTGTCGATTTCGTCTGTCGTGGTTGGGTAGAACCACCAGATTTCGCTGTCACCGCGATTGATGCCAACATGGGTTTTGAGTGCTTGTTCACGATTGATGTTGTCAAATACGTGGGCGCGTAGGGTGCAGGGAAGGACTTTCACGGAACCGTCATAAATGAAGAAATTTTCCCACCCCATCCAATAAACAATATCATCGGCTTGGATGGCGGCGTTTGGGCCTATTATGGATGTATTGGTCGCCAGAAGGCGGGTCCCGAAGAAGAATGGCGGGCCTGTGTAGGTAACGCTGTTGAGCGACACGTCCGTCCAGACCAGCGTGTCGCGCTTGGAAGCGAGGCCGGTAACGATTTCCGACCCGGTGTTCAGTCTAAGGCTCCCGGCGGTGTTTTGGGTGTCGGGCGTCCAATCGGTTAGCGTCTCGGCATCGGGCCAGCGGATCAGAAGCGTGTCCTGAACTCCCGAACCACCAGTTGGGTCACATCCAAGCGCCAGAAGATGGCGGCTCTCGGCGGCTACCACTATTCGTCGGCAAACCGTAGGAGCGTCCACGGAATCGGTTAAAGTGGTTATATTTACCGCCCTTGCTGCGGTTCCCCCGGACTTGTCCCAAAAATAAATGGCGCTGTTATAAATATTGGCGAGCAAATCTTCACCAAAGGTCTGAAGGCTCCAGAGCCTGATCTGCATCGTCGGATCACTCACCGTCGTTGTTGCCGCTGTTCCCCATGTGCTGGACCCCCACGTATCGGCACCCCAGCCTGTCCCCGACGCCACGGAATCAAGTCCCGAATTGATCTGGTATGCCGCCGTCACGCTTCCCCCACCCTCTGTGGTATCGCTGGCGTTTGCATTAGCCGACATTGTAACAACGTAGGTGTTCGCATCTGTTCTGGTATGGATTCTATACTCGGAATTCATCACGGTGGCAGTAAGGGTGCTATCGGAACTAGTCGCACCGGAATACGTCACATAGTCCCCCTCAACCGCGCCGTGGGCGGTGTCGGTGACGATGACTTCCGCAGAATCCTCTGTGATATTGAATGGGTTGGTGTTGATGGTCGAGGACGCCCTGATGGGCGTAAGGTCAACGGGAACGCCACCATCCTCTACGTAGAGTTTGGAATGGGTCGCAATGCCTATGTATTCGGTGCCATCCAACGCCGTCCACGGATGCAGCGCCCGACATGTCCCATTAAACGTGGCGTCGGTTCGCTTCTGCCAACCACCTATCTTTTCCGGCTGGCCTTGCCGGAAACGCACCTTATCGGTGTCATGCCAGCCAATGGTATTCTCGTAGTTGGTGCCTTCCTTATCGACACCGGGCTGGAATTTTAGTTTCACAAATGGCATCAGGTTTTTTTCCTAAGAGCGCGATCCCCGAACCACCATAAAACACTGGAACTGCACATGTATATCACCGATGCTTCAATGGTCGCTCTGCCCGCTTCTACGGATTGCGTATAGAGATAGCCGACCATCAAAATTAAAAGTAGCGTCAAAGCAGGACGAACAAGACGAAGAATATCAACAACCCAAGTAGAACTGACGCCGACTGAAGCATCGTGGTGGTAAGCCGCCACTCGCTGGTCAGCCGCATACTTGGCATCAGCGACTGCCATTTCACGCTCCGTCTCTTCCGCGCCGATTTTATTCTGCAACTCAAGGAGTGCAAGCGTTCGCTCATGTTCGCTGTCCGCCTTCTTTTCGTCTATCCAATAGTCCAGAAAAGAAAACGCCTTTCCCAATACTGACCCGATAATACCTGTAGCACCACCCGTCAAAACGGTCCCTAAAAGATCAAGCATCCCACTTCTCCTTGCCCCACTGCGCGGGGGTGTCGCGTATGTCGATGTGCAGGAACGTGCGGTAGTAACCAAACCCCATGAACCCGATTTCCTTTGCCAGCCGTTCCATCAGAAGCCTGTCCTGTCCCCGTGTGGAGAGATCGACGGCTTTCGCCTGAATATGGCAACTGAGCGGCGCTCCACCCACGAAAGCATTGTGGTAGGCAGAACGAAAAGCACTGAGTACAGTAAGAGGACCACCAAAACGCAACCTAAAAAGATCAAGGTAATCAAGCAGTCGAGGCTCAACGACCAGTTTTCCCGTACCGCGACACGCCATCTCTTCAGGCTGGAAATACTTCCAAGGCCATTCGGACCAGTTCCGGGGAACCTGTTTCCAATGATCATAGGTCGTTACCATATGTTATTAAAAAACAGCACACACGCTACCGCCGTAACAGCCAGCATCAGAGTAGTTGTCTTCATTTTTTTCTACCTTGTTGGTACACACTTTTCTGTCTTCCAAGGCATTAATAACGCGGCAGTCCATGCCTGTGGACATACTCAAAGCGGCGTCCGTTATTGTTGTATCATCGTTGATAATTTGATGCGTATCATAGGCCGTCATCCCATAACGCAGATACGACAATGGTAGGCCACATCCAGAAACCATCAGGATAACCAGCCCGGTAAGAATTATTTTCAACTACTTCACCTTTCTTAATTTCCACAGTACATAAGGTTCATATCCATCGACCTGTAGCGGCAACGATGGCACCCTCGTATCAACCTTCTTGTAGCCAATGTAGTGCCAATTATAACCATCATTAACTTGTCTTGAAGCAGTGTTAAAAAAGTCCTCGTTCCCGGCATAAAACGCACCACTAAAGACCAACGGTATTATCAATACCAACATAAACATATTATTCCCTAACTCTCTTGCCCTGCGTTTAACCAATGTTTCCCCCACAAAATCATACAAGAAATACCGTTCCGCCCATCGATCATCACCGTCCAATCCCTATCCTTCGACTGACTACTGTAGAATGAAACTATAACAGTCTCAGTTGACGTAACTTTCATCAGGGCGGATGCCTTTAGTGTTTCTCCCAATCTCTCTAGTTCCACTTTTGCCGATGATGTAGGGCCACACTGGGAATTGCTAACACGGATTGTAGATGTATTAACTACTCCAGGCTTTTCTAAGGTCGAACACCCAGACAAAACTAATACACAAAAAACAACTAAGGGCTTCACTATTCAACCTTTGGGTGCCTGTCATTATGCATCCGCCGTTGTGATGCGGTTTCGCGCTCCAAGGACTTCAGCCTCTCTTCAATGGCCCCATCCCGTTCTGACATCTTCTTCAAGTTGGCTGGTGCCAGGATTGCGGTTATGGTCCCTAACTGGTTCTGGACAACATTCTTGTCCGACTCGACGGAGTCCATTCTTGATTCAATGCCCTGAAGCTGCTTAGACAATTTAGTTATTGTTCTCTGCGCCCCTAAAAGTTGGCTCTTAATCATCCCGTAACCGCTTGCCAACCCAGCCAACACAGTGCCAAAGGTTAAGAGTTCTCTAGCACCTAGTTCCACGATCAACCCCTATAGACCATGCCAAGCAACAGTAAGATAATCATCCCGGCAGTAGACATTACAATCGTCTCCAGCCGCTTCAGCCTAGCGCAAATCTGTTTAAACCGTTCTTCACAGACAGCCTCATGCGTGGCTAATTTAGATTCAATAGAGGAAACTTTTTTAGGCATCAGTCATCACCCCGGCGGTGTAGGCCAAGTCGGATTAGCGGGATCGTCGGTGTTTTCAGGGAGATCACGAAGCGATTCACGATAGACGGCCCACTCAGCCTTGACCTCATCTGTTAGCGGCGAGTCGTTGTATTGTGTCCAATCGGTTTCGGTTAGCAGGGTATTGCGCTTTATTCGGAGTCTCGCCATATCCTTTGTAGGAGTGGGCCGTGTTACTCTGTCTAGGACAGCTTTGGTTGCTGGATCAAACCTCCAAGCCGCCACATCAACGATAGGCTCCGCATCACTGTCTTCATGCACGAATGCATCAGGATAATTGCCAATGTGATTTGCGACATGAGCATCCGCTTCTGCTTTTGTGGGATGTTCGCAATACTTAGTCACCCGATTATCGGATGGGTCAAGTTTCATAACGCACATAAATCTAGGCATGAGCAATCCCCCATACTGTCATTCTTCCGCTCTCGATGTTACCACTGGAGAACAAGAACTGGACACGATCTGTTGTAATTGCCGAATGTCTGCCGCCGCCCATGTGAGTGGAGATGAAGCGTGTTGGGCTATCTGGACTGAGGAACATACAAGTACCAGATATGGTGGGATAAACAACACCATCTCCCGGCTGGTGGAGAAAAAACATTCCACCCATTCCCTCACCAGCCGCATTGCCTACCGCCCCCCAGTTGGAATCATCCATCATCCGAATCTGAGCATCTGCATTGTCCTCGGCACCGCCAGCGGCAAAAGTTGTGTTTGAAATATTGTCACCAACCGCATACCAAGCATAATCACTCGCGCCTGAATCGACTCCAGACGAGTCTCCAAGGCGTAAGTAAGGAATGGCATTATCGGTAATGGGAAGAATGTCGCTCAATGCAATGGCGTAGGTGTCATAAGTAGAATCCAAACCAGTAACATCAAGGGTAGCTGTCCCTGACCCACTCGTCGTCTCCGTTCCGATAATATTCCAACCAGCCGCCGCTGGCGTAACAAACGCTAACGTCCCAGAGCCATCGGTCTTAATAACTTGGTTAGCATCTCCATCGGCGTCAGGGAAACTTAAAGCGCCATCACCTATGTCAACTTTTCCTGACCCCTTGCCCTGGAGAGTAAGGTTCGTGTTGGTGCCAGTGGAAGCTATAATTCCGTCAACTTTTAAATCGCTCACGGTTTCTCTCCTCGTAAGGTTTTCTTAGCTGTAATTCTGTCACGGGTAATTTGCGGCACTCTTGCTTGAGCGTCCTCGTCAAGCGCATCGTAGATATCTTCCATTGATCTGGGCATAGCCACATCTGTCGCAAACATTGCCGCCTTCCAATCGTTAAGGATATCTTCTTCTGTCTTGGCAACAGTAGTTCTGGTCACAGTGACAGCTTGCCCGACAACCTCGACAGTCTCGGGGCCACGCTTCTGACCGTCACCGATATCCTCATCGACAACCGTTGCCGTGGCGAGGAAGTGATCTGGGCCGACAGCTAGTGGCCTGTCATCAGGCGCAGGGAACACGACATCACCGGAGCCGGGGATACCGACTTTGCCGGGAGGGTTATCCCACCGATTCACCTCTGAGCCGTCTGATGTTTTAATTAAAATATCCATACTATTTTCCTATGCAACAGCGAAAGATGCAACCACAAGTGATGTACCACCATTCCAGATTGTGCCATTAATATTAAATAAAATGGTGCGAGTCTCTGCTGCCAATTGATCGTCATTCCCCCCAGCAATCATAAAACTCGTTTCAGGTATTGTATCGTAATCCTCCGTAACCCCGGTCATAGCAACAGCCGTCCCGGTATTCGGTTCAGAGCTATAGGCGGCGATTACGCCACCGTCCGCCGGGACGGCTATCGTAGTGGTGGGATCAGGATCAGTTGTGTCTCCTGCCGTTGCGGAAATCGTAGTGCTTGCGCCATACACCGCCCAAACCGCGACACTACTGTTAGAACAACTCCTTTGCCAGGTCACTACAATGTCGGCTGTCGTGCCGGATGCGACAGCGAGTTTCCATAATTCCGTTTGCGTGTGGTCCCCGCCAACTGTCCCTGCTTTAACAAGCGCGGCTGAACTCCCGCCTATCGTTAAGGTGCCGACACCTTCCGTCCCGCCTCCGCCGCCTATAGTGGTTGTTGCTACCACAACTTGTCGATCCGCCGCCGCCGTTCCTATTGCATGGCTAGAAAATGTGTATTCGGTGCGGTTTACTGAATCATAGGTGGCGGCGGCAAAAGATATAGTAACCGGGGCAGCAGTAACAGTCGCACCACCAGCGGGTAATAATAAACTCATTGCAGGGCCACCGCATGAAGATGTTGGAACGCACCGTTTACTGTTGAATAAAGAAAAAAGTCATCGCCATTGGTGGTGCTGATCGTATCGCCCGTCACGATGTCGTAGCCCGACGTTGTGAGGGTTCCGGCAGAGGAATCATTTGTGTACTGCACCACGATAGTCGATAGCTGACTTTGTGGTGCCAGAGTGTGCGCCCCATTGTTGACACCCTTCTGGAAGTTGCCGTTGTCGGCGTCGAGAGTTTCGGTTCCGCTGGCGTTGGTGCCAAGGTCGTAGACCGTCTGTTGAGAACAGCCGAAACCCGTGCCGATTACAATTCCGCCTGTGCCTGCGGCACTCAAGGTGAGGTCTGTATTAGTACTTTTAGACGCAAGGCTATCGGAAACCACTCCCGTGAAGGTCGGACTATCGCCAGTGCCTACCCCAATGCTTGTTCGAAGCGTCGCCCCGCTCTCGTAGGCGTATGCCCCTGCTCCAGTTCCGACGATCATCTCGCTGTTGGAAGAAACCGTCCCTAAAGCGTCCAGATCCTCTAAATTTCCATCGACCGCTATGGTGCCTGTGGTGGTGATGGTCGAGAACGAAAACCCAGCCCCAGCGGCAATGGACGTGACGGTGCCGGATGTTTGCGGCTGAATCTTGGTCCAGGTGATGGCGGTGGTATTGAGCGTTCCGCCCGTATTCGACGTGCAAAGGTAGATGGTGTCGGCGTTAACGGTCCCCTCCTCGATGACGATCAACGCGCCCGGATGCTCGTCGTAGGTGTCGAAAAGATCGTCCCGCGCCGGGGAAGCGGCGACCTTGTAAACCCCGTTCTGGTTGCTTGTGCTTTGGTCTTTTACGAGGACGAGGTCATCGGTCGCCAACGTCACGCCGTCAAGCGTATCGCCGTTGTTCAACGCCGTCGCTATGGTGATATTGGCCG